GCTTTATATTTAGCCTGTATCCTACGTTTAACTTCTGAAATATCATTAGCACTACGTAGCATAGGTTTCATATTATTCTTTAGCTGAGTAATAAACTTCTTACCAATAGAGAAGTGATCCTTATTAATAATAAACTTATTCGCTAAAGCAATTAGGTGACTATTGATTCTACTGATAATAAAACAATCATCTGTAAAACTAATATCTTTACTTTTACTTTTTATAACTTTACCTCCTGTCTTTCTACTGACAATTTGAGGTACTATTCTTTTAACTGTTTCTAATATCTCAACAGGACATCTAAAGCTTTCACTTAGAGGATATTCCGTAGGGAAGTAAGTAGTTTTAATTTTCTCTAGAGCAAATGGATCACTACCTCTAAATCCATAGATAGCTTGGTTAGCATCTCCTACAAATACGATCTTCTTAGTAGGTATACAAGATAAGAAGTCAATCTGTTGAGGATTGAGATCCTGACACTCATCAACTAATACAATATCATAAGGTTCTGACTTCCAGCCATTATCAATAGGATATTGCAACATATCTTCACCACTGACTACAGTAGTATCTGATTTACCTTGTTTAAGTATGCTCTTAGCCTCAGGGATGTACATCCTAGCCACCTTAAACCGCTGACAGGTGTCAAGCCATGAAGAATCAGAGATATTCCCTGATAAGCTCATATGATGAGATGCTAATATTACAGGTGCTCCACTACCGTAATCATAGTATTTCCTAAAGTTAACCTTCGCTTTGGGCCAATGTTCTTTTACTAATTTAAGCCCAAAAGAATTAAAGGTCTTACATGCCCATCCCATAGGTAACTTATTTACAACATCTTTAACAATTGCCTTGTTGAATGCAAGATATAAACCATTATCATAGTTATGTGCCAGTTCCATAAGAGTAGCTGTCTTACCGCTACCTGCAACTGCATTAACAAGAATGGTTTTATCCATACTATCTATAATATCTTTCTGTTGATTAGTTAAATTAAGTTTCTTAGGTGCATTACCAGCTAGAGCATTTAAATTCATGATGTTTTGTTATCAATTAGATTTTCTGTACGAAATACATTAACTTGTCTTCTAACAGCACACACTTTATTGTTATGTATATATTGCAAAGTGTCTGCAAATCGTACTATCGGAAGCTCATTTAATGTGCACTTACCTCTTAATAAATTTATACAACCCTCGTAATTACAAGAGTTGACTTCGAAATTCTCACGCATAACGCTCCTTTAAGTTGTTTTAAGTCAAATGAACACCAACCTATATACATAGGATTAGTTTTAATCATTTAAAAAACCGTTCGGAGAACGGCTATAAACATAAGAAAAAATAATAACGTCTATCCCAATTAAGGGATAAACGTTTATATTAAAAGTAGTTCATTATGATAACATATATTCACTAGCAAGTATATCTGTAGATAAATCATTAGATAACTTCTCAACAGGTACATATTCACCTGATATCTCAGATAGTATGTCTGATAACAGATCCATATCAGCAATCTCAGCTAATATCTTCCTATACGTATGACATACCAGCTGTAATTGATCAGGACTAAATACAAAACAGTCATGTATATGAACAATTTCTGTATCACAGCGTCTAATCATCTCTCTAGCAATAAATCCATCTATGGAATGTACAATATTAGCCACTAAACTTCTAAAGTTCTCAGAAGGTTGCTGTCTATTGTATCTGTAGGTAAAGGTACGATGATCTAACTCATCAATCTCTACCCTGACATCAGTCATCTCTGTAACTGGTACTCTAGCTATATGACCATCAGGTAATTCCCATTGATGTACATCACCATCATAGTCCCAGTATTCATTAATAGCTTCCATAACCTCCATTGCACCTGGCATTAACCCATCTAATGTAGCATAGAAGGCTTTCAACTGATGTTTATTAAAGGTTTGCTTAGGATTAGCTAATGAATTATAGAATGTAGTCATACAAGGTTTCTTGACATCTTTTCTAGTAACTCTAAATTTGCCATTTAAGCGTACATTCATCTTATCGGCTATCATTTGATAGACATCTTCTCTATTACCGGTATTGATCATATTACAGACTCTGGCAGTATCTTTACAGCCTGATAATGCAGACATAATCTGTAGACCTGAAGCAGTAGCATCAATACTCATAACATAACCAGTCTTATGACCCTGTTTAACTTCATGATAAGCTCTCAACGCCTTAGCACCCAGTATAGGTTCATTAAACTGCCCCATATCAAATACAGTTTGTTTATTAAACCAGTTAATACGATCAGACCATGTCAATTTGTCATGACCTGCATGATTAGCTATAGCAATCTTTAGATTAGACAGGTTAGTAACTGATTGTTTATTATGTAGAGATATCATAGATTTACCATATTCATTAGACTGAATATTTAGGTCATAACCGGAAGAGTAAGACCTCCCCCTCTTGTCATATCTCCATACAAAGTAGAAGGGTTGACCCAGTGACTCTGTAACAACACCATCAAATTGTGCTATGTCCATATTCTCATTAGGATTCTCATGATTGATGTAGGTAGGTATGTCTATAGTCCAAGGTATATCTTGCATTAGATTTAATACATCATAGGCTTGTTGACCATAGTGGTGATTACCTTTACCTAGGATGATAGACTTACGCTCCCATAACCAGCCTCCATCTGTATTAGATACCCAGTCATTAGGTTTCTGTTGCATAGGTGGTAAGTATTGTAGGTTATCAATCATTTCTCTAGTGTTACTATCTATTTGTAATTTAGGAATGATATCAGTGCCATCAGGAGATAGCTCGATATCAAATAACTCTCCATGTGTTAGAGCTAACAACTCAGCCCCCGTCTTAACAGCATCTAGTTGATTCTTATAACCTAATACAATACCTAGCTCAGTCGCTGGCCCTTGTATAGGTTTAATATTATCGGATGATAAGATGATAGTTAGTATGTTGTTTACTATCTCTTCATCAGACGGTAGAGATTTAACTCTCTGTTGTTTAGAGTCATAGTAGTTACCAGATTTGTAAGATCTAACAGCCCATAGCATGTCGTGGTATAAAGAAGAGGAAATGTCATCTAAGATATTAGTTAGTATGATATTAGATTTCATTCTCTTTGAATAATTTAGCTCTATTTGTAATTGTTTGTTCATTACTATCCCCAATATTTTTAATAGTTTTTTGTTTACGTTTTCTACGTACTATCCAGACTAATAGTAAAATAATAAATCATCAAATGTATATGTAATACAAGTGATGAAATGTTATTGTTACAGGTTATCGATTGCTGAGTCTGCTTCGTCTGCATTCATAGGTAATCTAATATCTGAAACTTCTACAGTAGATAGTTCGTGTTCTAATAAGGTAATAGTATCAGTACGTTCATCATCTGTAGAGTCGTCATCTAAATCATTATCGTAGAAGTTAAGGAATCCAAATGTTGAAGTGTCATTTGATAACTTAAAGTTTACGTAACCGTTAGAGTTTTCATTAGTAGTCTCGATGTCTGCTTTCTGAATAATCTTTAATACCTGAGCAGTCGTGATGTGATTGAATGCTTTGTTAGGATTAAATTGTACTCGTTCATCTTCTGCTAACTGGATGCTGAAAGTGACATTGATTGGTGTAGCAGTCTTATTGCTAGATCTTTTCTTTTTAATTAGTGGCATATTGCCTCCTTTTATGATGTTATCTTGGAATAGGAAACTAAACAATAGATAACGTAAATGTTTAGTTGTTTGGAATTAGAGTAGGTATTTTTACATGTACCCATCATGATTACACAGCAAGTGTTAATTAGTTAGATTGATAGAGAATAGACGGTGTATGTATATAGTCCGATTACAAGTAAAGCAAATGCAATAATTATATTGATGATAATATTCATACGTCTTAGGATGCCATGGTTATTCATTATTTCTTCTTACCTTTCTTAGATACCTTGGCTTTCTTAGGTTTTGGTAGCATGCCATGTTCTTTTCTGAACTGCTTGAGATTGTATTCTGATTCAACTAATGCCATTTCAACTGATTCATCTAGTGCTGTGTTTACTAGTTTGAATGATTGTCGTGAAGTATGTTTAAGCCCGTCATCACCTACAAATGATGATATAAGTTCTGCTGAATCTTCGATGGTTTTTCCTAATGCTGCTATTGTGTTACCAAATACTTTAAATATTTTCATGAGTTTCTCCTTAAGTTATAAGATGTATAGTTTAGTGCTAATAATAAAAGGCACCAACAACGCGGCAGCGTGCCGAGTAATCCCTCTTTCAAGCTTACTATCTAGGTGTTGGGTGTGCTCTTGTGTGCTCTTAATAAAAAAATAAGTAGATGACCACCTTTAGGTGATCATCTTGTTATTTCTTTTATAGAGACTGAAGATACTCTAGAGTAGATTGAGTCTCAGAAGCGTCAGCATCTTTGCGTCTGCTTGCAGACCAAATGATGGTGCCAGAGTTTAGCAGTTTTACTGCTAAGCTCTCAGCTTCGTTGAATTCGTCTTGTGTTTTAAACTGCTTGCTGTTTAAATTACAGAAGGCGAAAGTATCTCCATTAGGCAGGTTTCCTGCAATGGTTAGACTTTTGTCGAATTGCTTTTTTGTTGTCATAATAATCTCCGATTGTTGTGACTTAACAAAATGTTAAGCCTCTAATGCGGCAGCATGATATGGTAGTAAATAAAAAAAGATAGTTTTTTAATTTACATAGGGGGGGTAGTACCGCCTTTTGTACCACCCACCCGTAAGTTTACTACTTCCATACCTAAAATTAAAAAATAATATATCGTATATTAGGAGATTCTAATGTACTAAACAAAGAACTAATCCCTCTCTCCCTATACGAACATCCGTCCCGCGCCAAGAAAGCTTCAGCTTTCGCAGGATGGGGGAAAGGATGTGAGTATATATAATATGCTTTTATACCGCTCTATCCACCCAACTTACCGGCAGCTAAAGCTGCCTCTGTTGGGTAGATATCGCTGGGGTAGGTAAGGGGGCTAAAAAACAGCCCCTAAGAGTCCCTTAAGAAGGGGTACCTCTACAACCCGCATTCTATCAACATCGTATGTAGTGCTGACACCTACCGTTTTGACACTGAAATGGTAGTGCTCACCACTACCGTTTTGAGTAAATATAGCTAAATGTTAAGTTAATACTACTGTTAGTTTAATTTGGTAGTATAATCACTACATGGAAATATTTAAACGACATTTCAAGTGGGGGATGGGGGATAACTACTCATCATTATTGCTAAGACTACCTAAGCCTGCGGCTAGGGTGTTGAATGAGTTACACAACATGTGTGATGGTAGAAATTATCTTGTAGTTACTCACGCTATGATTGCACAAGAGATTGGCATGGCTAGGCCTGATGTTAGCTTACAGTTTAAAACGTTGTTAGAAGAACATCACATACGCAAAACAAACATCCCTAAAACATACCAAATACGTCCTGACTACTTTTACTCAGAGAGTGAAGAATCTAGACAATACGAGTTAGATGAATACTGGAGACACAAAGATGAAAGATTACTCAAGCCCGCCTAAAGATTTTGATTTAGATAAAGAGATGGACAAGTGGGGTATTACGGGTTATACACATGATCAGATTGAGTTTAAGTTTGGATTATTAGAAACTATGTTGAGATTAACTGGCAGCTCCAGTAATAAAGACTGGACACCTGATACTGTTACTATGGATAAATTCTTAGATGAGTTTGCTTATGATGATTTGAGGGAGTTGATGGCTGATACAATCAGTGAAAGAGCTAATTACTTTAGCCGACTGGTAGCAATGAAGAATTGGGATAATCTTAAGGAGCAAAATGGAACTAACAACAACAAATAATACAGACGTACTGACTAAGGAACAATTACAAGGATGTGTACCTAAGAAGTTTAGGCATAACGTTACTGAAGATATTGTACAGTTTGTTAATGCTACTGAGGATGATGACTTCAGGGAGGCGTTTAAAGCTAATTTACTTGGGTTTGCCGATGTTATTGGTACTGGTAAGTTCAAGATGCAAGACTATGTTAATGCGGTTAAGTTTGTTAGTTATAAGCTACTGGGAGATCCTAATACTATTGCTTACGCTAAGACGTTTCCGGATAGATACCAGAGATTACTAAATAAAAACACACCTACTAAACAAATCTCCAGCTTTTCTACTGCGTATAACAGAGGGGAATTGGTAAATAAGATTCTAGAGAGGACGCTAGTTCCTGTTCATATTCTTAATATGGATATACATCAGGAAGCTATCAATACACAGGCTGAGCTTATGAGGACTGCGAAATCAGACACAGTTAGACAGAAGGCAGCTGAGTGCTTGATTATGCAATTAAAAGCTCCAGAAGTGGCTAAGGTTGAAATTGATGTAAATTACAGCAATGATAGTATTGATGAACTTAGGGAAACTACCCGGGCCCTGGCACAGCAGCAACTTAAGTTAATTAAGAGCGGAGCTGTAACAGCTGAGTATATTGCACATTCTGATATCATAGGACGTAAAGAAGAGCCTATTGAGACTGATTACAAGGAAGTAGAATGATTCATGGAATGGAAGATTGTTTAGATAAACTTAAAGCTATTAAACAAGTTGCACAAAAAGGAATACAAGAATGTAATGATCAGACAGAGAGGCATAAGTTTGAGCAGATCTCTATGGAAGTTAGCTATTTAATTAATGAGGCGAGCATAGATGAAATTAGTAAAGAAGACAGTTGATGAGTGGCTAAATGACATCAGCTATGATGTAGATCCTAGTTATGTACCTAGTGAATTTGCATTGGAGTTTGTCAGCTTTATTAAGTTAGTTAATGGGGAAAGGGGAGAAGAGAACAAAACACCAGTAATTCACTACAAGATGTTAGATAACATCACTGGGAAGAATCAGAACACAGTCAATATGTGCTCACGAGGTTTAGCTAAAACTACGATACTATCGGAATATTTAATACTATATTTAGCTGTATATGGCTCTATACCTGGATTTGGGGACGTAGACTACGGCTTATACGTTTCTGACTCTATTGAGAATGGTGTAAAGAAAATGAGACTGCGTTTAGAGCGTAGATGTCAAAATAGTGAGTTTTTATTACAATATTTAGGTAAATATAAGTTTACTGATATTAGATGGTACTTTAAGAACAATCAAGGCAAAGAGTTAGTTATTACGGGGCATGGTGCTAAGACAGGTGTTCGTGGAACCGTGGAACTAAATACTAGGCCACAGTTAGCTATGTTAGATGACTTACTGTCAGATGATGATGCTAGATCGCCTACAATTATTGCAAGTGTGGAAAATACGGTGTACTCTGCAATTGACTATGCATTACACCCAGCTAAGCGTAAAGTTATATGGTCAGGTACTCCCTTTAATGCTAAAGATCCATTATATAAAGCAGTAGAGTCTGGTGTTTGGCATGTGTCTGTTTATCCTGTTTGTGAGAAATTTCCAGTAAAAAGAAAGGAATTTAAAGGTGCTTGGGAAGATAGATTTAATTATGACTATGTAAATAGCCAATATCTTAAATCTAAAGGTGCAGGAAAACTAGACAGTTTTAATCAGGAGCTAATGCTTAGGATTATATCTGAAGAAGAACGTCTTATTAAAGATGGGGATTTAACTTGGTATAAGCACGCTAATGTTAAATCTAATATGGGAGCTTTTAACTTCTACGTTACTACTGACTTTGCTACATCAGCTAAGGAAAGTGCAGACTTTAGTACGATTAACGTGTGGGCATACAATAATAATGGTGACTGGTTATGGGTAGATGGATTCTGTAAACAAGCTCTTATGGATGAGTCAATTAATGAGTTATTTAGATTATGTCAGAAATACCGCCCACAGGAAGTAGGTGTGGAGGTAACAGGGCAACAGGGAGGTTTCATAGCATGGATCCAAAATGAGATGATGAATCGTAACATCTATTTCACCTTAGCTTCAGGCCGTGGTAAAACGAGCCCTGGTATACGTCCTAATAAAGATAAGATGAGTAGATTCCAACAAACTGGAGTACCATTATTCAAATCTGGAAAGATATGGTTTCCTGAGGAGT